TGAGTGCTTCAACGTCACCAGCAGTCTTGCCAACACAGATGAACTTGTTGGGTACAGAGAACGGGTCATAGTTGCGTACGAATGCTGGCAAGTACATGCCGTTGGCATCATCAACAAAGTTGTACAGGACTGCACGGTAGGCAGGAGCTACATAGGGAGTAGACCTGTAGTAACCCATGCCGTCACAGTAAATACCAAAGTAGTTAGCAGCAGCTAGCAAGTCATTGACAATCCTGAGCTTTGGTGTGTTCGCTTCCCAGACCATGCCGTTAGCAAGTGTTGCTGCACTTGTTGGGATAGCTACCTTGGTCTCTCCTGTGGATTGAATGACTTCAATGACCTTGTTGATAATGTTGGTTCCAGCAGCTACCGAATACGTACCCCCGAAATTGTCGTCAGTCAAGATCATTGTCTTGTCATAGAGGTCAACCTGCATGGTTGTCTCTGTGTCGTCGTATGCCTCAGCAGGAACCTTAGGGATAGCTGTAATCAATGGCTTGTCGTTGTACCAGACCCTAACCCTTGAGTGTAGCCAGTCAATGTTGGACAGCTTGCTCAAGTCGATAGAGCCAGAACCACGAATGTCAGCACTCACGGAGAAGTCAAGCGTTCCGCCATCCTGTACCCCGTTTAGAGTGCTCACAAGCCTGTCATGAGTATCCAGAAGCTCATACCTAAAGGTCTCTTCAAAACTAGCCTTCATTGTAATCAACCTCTGTCAACTCACAGCTAATACTTGCAAGGTCAGAGCTAGCAGCATGGCTAATGTCAACCTCACCAATGGATACGTAGACCTTGCGTCCTAGAGGGTCACGGTAGACAAGTGGAGCTGGAAGGTCTGCTACAGCCTCAAAGGCTTCCCAGCTACCTAGCTCAGCTTCCTTGCTAGCAAAGCCTGCAACGTCTCCTGAGAGCCTGTACACACGGCTCCTAGCTGTTCCTACGTACTCAACAGGCTTGGTGCGTCCTGCGAACGTGTGGAGCACCTTTGTACGTCCTACAGCAACGTCTACAGCAGGGTTGCCCTTGAGCCTTGCTACCTGAGCAAATCCATTGCCACCGTTGATGAACACCCATTCAGAACAAGGAGTAGCAACGCTAGCTTCTCCTGCTGTGCTTGTTGGCAGTGCTGACCAAGTAACAGCCTTATAGGTGACTGTCTTATTCAATGGCGGTACATAGTCAATGGTTGAGCTTGCAAGTTCTAGGTTGCTAGCAATCAATACATTGTCACGGTATACATCAACGTAGATAGGTTCAGCTTCACCTTCACCAGCAGCAGGAGTAACAATGTTGATGTAGACCAATCCCTCAGCTTCGTTGTAGCTAAGCTCAAGGTCTGGTGTTGGAGGGTCAACAAAGTCTGTTGCAAATGCCTTAGTTGCTGTGTTGCTCCAAAGGCTGGAACCGTCCTGTACCAGTACCTCAACTGTGTAACTTGAGTTGTTAACTAGGGGAGTGTTGAAAGCGTAGCTAGTTCCCGTTGTACCGTTCTTCTCTTCAACGGTCACACCAGACTTCTTAAGACGTGCAATCCACGCTACCTGTGCCGTGCCCTCAGAATCAAAGTATGTCCAAGTAGCTGTGAGCTTTGCACTGTCTGTGATGGTGGCAACGCTAGGGCTTGTGATGGTCACAGATGGGATAGCAGACGCAACAACGATCTTGCTTGCTGACCAATCGCCAAAGTTTGCATGACCACCCTTTGTGCGTACCTGCACTTCATAGGTGTTGCCATTGTGGAGAACGCTATAGTCAAGAGCACGAACAGCAGCAGTTGTATTTGACAGAGTTGTCCATGCATTCGCACCTAGGACGCTAAACCTGATTTCAGCAGCAGCTTGGACAGTGGAGTCAAGAGGGTTGTGCACCCAAGACACAGTGATTCCTGACAAGTTGATATCAACTACGGTCTTGTCCAATGTCACTGTTGGTGCAAGTGGAGGAGTCAATAGCTGGACAGTATTTGATGTAGCTGCACCAGAGTTCCTAGAACCGTTCTTAGTGAATACGTCGTACCTGTGTGTATATGCAGGGTTTGCAGTTGTGTCAGTGTAGGAAGTTCCAGCAGGTTCACCCTTGTACGTCCAATTGCCGTTTGAGGAGTCATAGACGATGAATCCTGTTGCTACCGCTGAGTTGTTGGTCCAAGTGACAGTAATGTTGGTACCGTCCTTTGTGGCAACAACATTGCTAGGAGCGTTAGGGGTTGTTGCTACGTCACCAGAAATTGAGTAGGAGCTATACGCACCTAGGTTGACTGCACGAACACGGTATGCGTAACGCTTGTCACCAACAGTGCTCCAATCTTGGTAAGCAATGGTGTCAGCGTTCAAGGTTGCAATGAGGTTCCATGAGCTACCTTCGTTACGCTCAAGCAAGACGTTGGAAGCAATCGTAGAAACGTTAGTCCAAGTAACATTGATTTGGTTATCAGAGACGTAGCTAGCTGCACAAGCTGTAGGAGCAGCAGGAGTAGTACCAACAAGGTTGGTGTAAGTCCAAGCTGAGTACAAGGTAGGACCAACTAGGTTAACGGCAATAATCCTGAACTGATACTTGTTGTTGGCAGACGTAGTTACTCTGTAGCTCGTTGGGTTGCCAGTCAAGGTTGTTACTTCTGTCCAAGCGCCACCATTGACGGATTGGTGCACAACGATTGAGTTGTCAAGAGTGGAGTTGTTCACCCAAGTTAGATCAATGGCTGAGTCGCTTACGAACGTTGCAACAGCGTTAGATGGTGTAGCAGGGCTAGTAGTGACGTAACCACTGTATGTGTACCCAGACCACAAGTTGTAGCTTGTAACCACTACACGGAAAGAATACTTTCTGTCAGCTACAAGGCCAACAGCGGCGTAAGAGGTCTCGGCTCCACCAATGCCAGCAATAGTTGTCCAAGCGTTCGACACATTGTCCCAGCGGTCAATGTAGATAGTGTTCTGACTGGTGATAGCACTAGCATTTGCCCATGACAGGTTGATTTGTCCGTCAGTTGCACGAACAGCATTGAGGGATGTTGGCACATTAGGTGTGGTTCCATAGCCTGCACTTTGGTTATAACCTGACCAACCTGTTGTGTTGGTTGCTACTACGCGCCATGTGTAAACCCTGTCAGCAACAGTTCCAGTGTCAGTCCATGCATTCACGACACCTAGAACAGCTACGTTGGTCCAAGCTCCCCAAGCATTGTTGACGAACTCTGCACGATCTACACGGACGTTTACATATGGTGCCGCTGTAGTTGGGTTGTTGTTCCAACTCAAGTAGAAGTTGTTGTCATTGTTACGTGAGGCTGTAAGACCCCATGGCGCATTAGGAACTGAGTATGCCCTAGCTGGGTATGTAACTGTCTCAGAGTTGCTTAGGGTCTGTCCTGCATAGTCCACACCAGACAAGGAAGCTGAGAACGTAGCTGTTGAAGTAGCACCATAAGTAAGGGTGTGCCACGACTCACCAACAGACTTGATGCGTTCTGAACCTGAACCACCAACGTTGAGGTTTGACCATGAGTCGTCTGTAACTGCTCCACCTGAAACAGTCAGCTTGTTTGTTGAGTCAACGATATTGACGCTACGGTCAATTTCTACTCGTGCGTCTGTGATACGTGCTTGGCTTCCATCTGCCGATAGTTCGATACCGTCCCAGAAGCAACCAATCTTTACGCCATTATGGCTAGAACCCCATCCACCTGCCATTACACACCTGCCTTTGCCTTACGTTGAATTGCTGTCATCCACTTCTTGAAGTCGTCTGCCTCAGCTTGTGTGAGATTCATTTCAACTCCGTCAATGAAGTATTGGTGAACAGTGCCACCAGCTCGAACTGTGTCTAGAGCTAGGTTGCTGTCTAGAGTCATTGAGTTACTGAGCTTGTCCAGTGCTCCCGTAGCAATGCCTACGTTCTTCTCAATGCCCTGTGCTAGACCTTGGACCATGTACTTGCCATAGCCTGCAAAGACCTTTGAGGGAGAAGCGATACCGAATAGCTTCTTAACGAACGCTAGTACGTCTCCAACCCATCCCTTAATCTTGCCCTTGATCCAGCTATAGCCATTGGAGATACCAGCCCACAAACCATCTACGATGTGGTCACCAGCACTCTTAAGCCAGCTTGAGGCACCATCAAAGAATCCCTTGACCTTGGTATCGATTGAACCAAACCAGCTAGCTACTTCGTCCCACTTGGACTTAAGACCAGACCAGTTACCAGAAATAATGTCTCGTCCAACACTCACAAGCCAGCCAATAGCACCAGCGTAGAAACCTACGACCTTACCGGGAATGCCACCAAACCAACCGTCAATGGTGTTCCAGATAGTCTTGATACCGCTGAACAAACCACTGAGGATGTTCTTACCACCAGTTACCAGCCACTCAATAGCACTGTCAAAGACTGCCTTGACCTTGCCGGGAATCTCTGTGAAGAACCTAATTACAGTGTCCCAAGTTGTCTTAATGCCGTTCCACATGTTCGTAAGCCAAGTCTTGACAGCGTTTACAGCGTCAGAGAATGCCTTGACGATTCCATCCCAAGTCTTGACGATGCTGTCCCATAGGTCCGTAAGGAACTTGCTCACAGCAGCAATGGCTGTGTTGAAGGTCTTAACGATGGTGTCCCATGCTTCACCTAGGAACTTTGTGAACCCTGCCCAAATGGCCTTGCCTAGTTCTGTCTGTGTGAAGAAGTAGATGAGTGCAGCTACAAGAGCAGCAATGGCAATGACGATAAGCACAACTGGGTTAAGAGCCATGACAGCATTGAAGATTGCAACAGCAGCACTTACGACACCAAAGGCAGCAGCTACTACACCAAGACCGATACCTAGAGGAATCAGCCAATCCTTGTTCTTGACTAGCCACTCACCAAAGCCTTGAAGTGCTGGCATGGCAACATCGTTAATCCATGTGGAGAACTGAATGACGTACGGCATAACAACGTCTGCGATTTGCTGACCAATGTTTGCCCACTTGTCCTTTAGAATCTCAAGCTGTCCACCTAGGGTCTTTGCATCCTTTGCAGCTTCACCCTTGTACTTGGCTGAGCGCTCTTCTAGGACAAGCTGTGTAGCCTGAGCCTTAGATAGATGTTCTGTCTTCATCTTCTCTGCAATAAGACTGTCAAGCTTCTTCTTGTCCATACCTAGGAGCTTTGCCATACCTGCTGTACGTCCACGTACCGCTGATTCCCAAGCCTTTGCAACTGTGTCCTGCTCAACACCCATGGCACCTGAAATGTCAGCTACACGAATGATTGTGCTCTGTAGTTCCTTACCGCTCAAGTGTGCGTTCTTGAAGCCATTGGCTAGTACAGAGCCAAGGTGTGCAGCATCTGTTGTGCTAATGCCTAGGTCTGCAAGGCTGAAAGAGAACTTGCTGAATGAGTCTTGGAACTTCTGTCCATAGGCTGTACCAATGTTGCCAAAGTCATCCTCACGGGCTTTGAACTGGTCTACAACCTCTGACACAACGTCTACAACCTTGGAGAGTGCGAACATGCCAAGTAGGGCACCACCCATCTTCTTGAAGGTGGATGAAGCTGTCTTGGACACCTTGTTCATGCCCTTAGCGAAGTCCTTAGTGTCAGATAGCACCGACACAATTACTTGCTGATTCGCCATAACCTCTCCTTAATAGTAATCCGTACCGCTGAGAAACGACTAGCAGCAGGTACGGAAGTTCACTTCTTGTGAGCCTTGTTGTAAGCTCGTACGATTTCGTTTCTTTGGTTGACTGTTAGGTTCCAATAGTCACTAGGACTCATACCAATAGCGACTACAAACATGGCTAGGTCTTCATCCCTGCCGTTGTCAGCTTTTGGAACTGTCACCCATAATCCCTTCAAGCTCGCTCATCTTCATGTTCTTAGCCTGCTCAAAGGTGTACTTTGGGTCTTCACGCTTCTTGAGCACGAAGGCAATAGCAGCCATCATTAGAGCCTTTGGGGCAGACTCATCACCCATGGTTGCGATTGACTGGTCTGAGAGCTTCTCAACCATTGCCACTTCGCCTAGCGTTAGTTCGCTTACGTCCATAATCTTGCTTCTCCCTTACTTCAAATTGTTCTTGCGTAGCACGTCTCCGATGCCATCGCTTAGAGCTTCCACAATTTCTGTCTCACGATCTTGAAGAGCGTTCAACAGGAACGGGTTTGGCTCAATGTTGTGCTCAGGCCATCCGTAATGGATGACTCCTGCGTATGGAGTCTTAGCTCCACCAGCACGTACAACAGCCTTTGTCTTTCCCCTGCCTGCTCTTACAGTGGCTTCTAGAGCACCTGTAGCAGAAGGGACGTTTGCTGCACGCACCACAATCTGTCCTAGGCTGTGCATCAGTTCCTTTTGGTCCTGAGCATCTGTGCCTGCGTCTCTGAAAGCCTTGTTGAGCTTTCGTAGTCCATCAATACGAACAGATTGTGATGCGTTTGCAGCCATAATTAGGCGATGACCTTAGTTACGTCGCCTACTACCTTCCATTCGAAATCGAATGCCCACACGTCTTCTCCTGCGTCTCCACCAATAGCTGGCTTAACGCCAATCTTGACGGTACCTGTGAAGTGAGGCTCAGCAGCAGAAGCAACTGCATTGCCCGCACGAGCAATAACAAAGTCAACCTCTGTACCTGTGTTGTCCCAAACCATGTTCCAGAAGCTGTCTTCTGCGTCATCCTGTGCAGCAGAGCCAGTCATTGTCCATTCATAGGAACCACCAGCAGCAGCGTCAGCAAAGGTAACGAACTTGCTGTCAGCCTCTGCCTGCTCAAGACGAATGGAGGTCAAGTGAGTCTTGTACTCAACGCTGTCAATGGTGACAGTTAGAGCGTTACCCTTGATTCGTGCCATTTCTTAAATCCTTACGTTGTTGTAAATCTTGATGTTGACTGCTACGTACGTTGCGTTGCTGACTTCCAATGCATAAGGCTTGGAGACTTCCTCAACGCTGTACTTGCTATCAACCAAAGACACAATTGCATCCTCTAGAAGTGCGTATAGCTTTTCCGTGGCTACCGCGTTTACTCCTGTTGGAGCAACTAGAATGATTTCCCATCGTGTCTTGAACTCACCAAACGAACCTCCCGGTTCCATGAATGGTGAGCCTGCCTGTACTACTGCCACTGGGGGAGTAATACGGTCTGGCAGGTGAGGGAATGCAGTAAGTCCTGCATCCTTGAGTGTCTGTGCAAGCGCTGTGCTGACTGTCATTAGCTCGCTCATGCAATACCAAACCCAACGAAACGCTTGAGTAGTGGATACGCGCCAACCATTGGGTCTCTTGCGATACGAATTGCAGAACCATCAAAGGTTGTGAACTGAGCTACACCGTTAGGAGCGTTCCTACGGTGGAATAGCTCGCTGCCAACCTCAAGGTACGCACGCTCAAGCACCAGCTCTGGCACAGTGGCATTGCCAACGTATCCATCAACTAGTGCAATCGCTTGGTCAACGCAGGACTCAATGTAAGTCAAGTGCTCGTCGGTACCGTTTACGTAATCCTTGAGGTCAGCAGCAATCATGACTTAGCCTCAGGCAACAACGTCTACTGGAACAATGCCCTGTGGGAACAAGTCTGCAATAGCTGCAAACATGTAGACAGAGAAGTCCTTGCTAAAGTTGATGATGTTTTCATCCTGTAGTGAAACAACAGGAGAAGTGAACATCTTGATAGCGGACTTGTTCACGAACGCAGGGTCAGCAGTCAGACCGGGAACGTATACAACAGGTACGTTGACCAAACGGCCACCAATACCAGTTACGTCAAGGTTGCCAATGGTGTTGTTGCCAGCACCGTTGATTGCAAAGACTGGACGTCCCTCTACGTCAACAAGGTTGAGAAGCTTCTTGAAGTCAGCCTTGCCAACAACAAGAGCGTCAAGACCAAGACCGTTAGCTGCGAACTTGTCAGCAGCGTCAACAGTGGCTTCTAGCCATGCGAGGTACTCAGTACCAACAGCAACGTCTACCTTGTTTGCTGCCTGAGCAGTAACAAGAGCGGTGTAGTCAGCCTTGATGAGAGAGTTAAGACGCTTGCCAGTCTCAACAGCCATTAGCTGTAGGGAAGCGTTAAGCATCTCAACAGAAGAGCGCTCAATCTCGATACGGGTTAGCTGAGTGTAACCACCGTAAGCCTTGATGTCTGCATACTTGGTTTCCTTAGCGATCTTGCCGAACTGTGCGTCTGCACCTTCTGCAATCTCGTCAACAACAAGAGTGTTGCTCTTGAGCTGTGCGTACTCAACCTGCATACCTGTTGCTGGAAGAGCAGCAGAGCTAAATAGGTTGCGTAGTGGGGCATTCTCGTTGACGATACGTGTTAGGTCGCCAATCCATGCCTTCTGCATTACAGCATCGGCGGAAGTTCCACCTGTGTATGCACGTACTTCTGCTTCATCGTTCTTAGCGATTAGCTTAATAACTTCACCAGCAGAGCGAGTGTCTACCTTTGGTGCAGCTTCAATAGTGGAGAGAGTGGAAACCTTGCGCTCCAAAGACTCAATGGTTTCCTTCATCTCAGATAGCTCAACGTTATCCACGTCAATCATCCTTTCGTTAATAGGAGCTAGTTCCTGTGCTGCCTCATTGGCATTACGCACTTCCTCAACCTTGGCTCCCTCATAGGCTGGGATTGGAACAATGGAGACCTCACGAACGTCAATCTTTGTTCGTACTACGGTTCCGTCTTTGTCCTCACGCTGTTCAACTGGCATGAAGCCAATTGAGAAACGGTCTAGGACACCATCACGTAGCAGGGTGTAAACCTCATCACCACGGGAAGTCTTAGAAATCTTGGCTGAAATGGTCCAGCCCTCTTCTGTGTCACGAGAATCAACAATCTTGCCGATTGGCTCTGAGTGACCGTAGAACAACTTGATGTTGTCCCTTGGCATGACTGCGTTAGGGGCAATCATTTCCTTGTATCCGCCAACGTCTACAGGGTCATTGAATGGAACAGCGATACCGCTTACAATTCGTTCCTCTGTATCTACCGCTGCGCGTAGCTCAAACTGTCGCGTTAGCATTT